TTATAATTAATCGCATCTATATTTTTAGAATTTGGATCGAATGACCCTCCTGTATCAGATATGATCACAACATCCTCGTTTGTCAGCTTATATTTTTTTGTCATTTTATAACTCCGCTTCTGCTGTATAGTGCCACTCTGTAGTTCTTGGTGCTGTCAGTCCTCCACCGCTATTGTAAAATCTTGTACCATTGGTAGCCATGTTTATCCCTATAAAATCCACATCCGCCGCCCCTGAAGAGTCCCTGGCTTTTCCGCTCGCTCCTGTTGCGGGTGAGTAGCACGTTATGGTCGGGGCAGCCCGCATAGGTATTCCAAACGGCATGTAATCAAACACCAAATAAAAAGTGTTTGCAACTATCCCAACAAGTTTTCCGGTTGAAGTAACGGCTCCCGCAAACACTCCGTCTGTATAAGATTTTTTGTAGTAGCGTTTACACAGCACTAATTCCTCCGTAAAACCAACACCCCTCGTTCTGAATGGTGTTGCTGTTCTTCCTGTTTCAAGTTCGACGTCTGTCAGATAAACAATATCTCCGGCTGCATTCGTCATATCATCAGACCAAATAAAGACCGCAACATTCGCAGTAGATGCGGTGTCAACTGAAATATTTTCAATAGTGAATGTTTGGTAAGTGGCTGTCAACGCTGAAAGTGCCGCCGGGGTGTTTTCATAAGTCCAGTTTTCCGCCAGTGTCGGATTTGTTCCTTCTGCATTCCACGCCGAAACAACGTCTCTTGTCACGGTGTCTGCCGTACTACTCCAAGAGATCACCGCCGCTCTAAGTAACGTTGATGTGTCGCCTGCAGCCATAGCCGCTTTGAATGAAAGCGATACCACACCTCCCACAAGCGACAACGAATCTTTATTCTCCAAGATTTGCAGGAAGCCGAATTTTTTATCTTCTGTTGCAATCAGGAATTTTGCAGCCGATGTCCCGCTGGTTGGAATTGTTGTTGTTTCCTGCGACACATCTACAATATCATTTCCGTCAGACAACAATACCCACCTATCCAACAGATAGGTATCGTCTGAGTTGGCTGGTGTTGTTGCAGCTGTGAACGATGTGCCACGTTGCGGAACTTGCATTCTGCTATTGATGAGGACGTTATTACCGACATAAGTATTCCCACCATTTACATAAACAGTTGTCCCGTCATATTGACAAATAACCATACCTTCGATTAATTTAATATCAAGACCGCCAAAACAAGACAGGTTCCCAGTTCCGTGCTTGAAGGTGAGTATGTCTGTGCCTTCATCAGAAGGCCAAAGAAACAGGGTAGTGTCATCCGGCATCCCTGATATAGTATCAATATCGTCTGCTGTTCCTGATTGTGGTTGTACCTTGTGGCTATTCAGATCAACCGTAAGAACTCCACCAGAGACGGTCTTTTCAGTAGCCGTTGCAAATGCGCCCTCATAGAGATTGCCGATAGTTACCTTCTTGGATAACGAAGAGACTCCGGGATCATCAACAACGTACATCATATCTGTCGATATTGGAGCGGTAAGTGCAGTTAGATCAGTAAGTTTTGTATCTGCCATCGTTTTTCTCCTACGGGAATACTCTCAAGGTTGCAGTGCCGTCGTCGCCACCGGTTCCATCGGCTGAACTATCAGATGCGCCAATGACGTTGTAAATATTATCTATCAATTTGTCCGAATTATCAAGAACGGTATCCAACAACCCAGCATAATCAGCCGTTTTGACATTAAATCCCTGAAACACTAAACCACGAGTTACAAGGGACTCGTCCGGGTTACCGGCATTATAAAGCGTCGTCAATTCGGTAGAGGTTAGAATAACATCATGAATTCGCGGATCAGCAATTTGCCCTTCCATCTCATAATCCAGTAAGTAGTACACTTTTCCAATTCCGAGCCTCTTGCCTGTTTCTGACAATCTTGTTCCGGCTGGTGTTAAGCTTTCTGTTATTGCAATTGCCGATCCGTTGATATACAATATTGGATCTGCCAGTTCGTTAACGGAAACATCATGCGTCACTGCTACGTGTATCAATGTGTCTACTGCATGAGTATTGTCTGCTACCCACCACCCAGCAGCACCCGTATAAACGGTTGAATAAAATTTTAGTTTTCCATCAGAGCCAGAATAAAAAAAGGTTCTTGCACCGTCGCCATTCAAAGAAAATATTGTCCTGGAAGTTCCAGAAAACGCGGGTATCTTTACCCATGCGGCCATAGTTCTTTTTTCCAGATTAAGCACTTCCGGGACAACCCCGTAGAACGTGCCATCGTCAGAACCGGCGCCAAAGAACTCGATAGCAACTGGCGTAAGACCACCAGATATCAAGCTGATCATCAATGCCACCGTCCAAGTGAAACGAATAACACCACCCAAATCTATCATGAAATCTACTCCTTGAATATAAAAATAATCATCTATCTCTGCATCGTCTTCTTTTATGTGTATCAAATCGCCTACGTCCAACGTAAGAAATGCAGCCATAAGCTCCACGCTTCTATTAGCAACAAATCTAACTTTTTGCAAATCAACACGCGGATCTTTTTCTAAACCAACGATTGTATTCCCCATTCTCTGCCCAAGTTCAGGCGTCTGTTGGTATCGCTGGTCTATTTTCTGCACATGATACCCGTATGCCAATTGGGACGCCGCGCTTTTTGCCTCGTCACTAATCGGGTTATAAGAATACACGCCAATTCCACGGGCCTGTAGATGCGTAACATAGCCAATAGATGCGCTTGAATTCCTGAGGGTGTAACCGACCCCGTCCGTGCCGTAATCCGCTGTCACTGTAAAATTCGCTGTCAGGTCTGCGCCGCCTCCATCAGATTGCGCATTTAATAAATAGTCGGTCGTGGCAACGGGTGTTTCCATAGAAGTGCTGACCGCATTTATCTGATTACCGCCTGTTGGGTCTGCATAGTTTGTTCTAAAAACGAGTACCTCTCCAGATCCTAATTCAATCGTTGACTCAAGGTTAAATAATACTTCTGCGCTTGCGCTTATCCCCTTTGGGTACGCCGTGGTTTTGAAGAAGTTGACTACATCCTCTCCATACTGTATTTTTAAAGAAGTCATGCTGTTGTCAAATTCAGCATCGAACGGCAATTTGTCTAAAAGAAGATTACCGCTATCCTCAAGCAATAAATGATCTCCCGTTTCTAATAATAAGCTGTAGCCTCTTTCTATAGGCACTTGAGATAATGTCCTAAGTCCGTTTCTGAAATGCCTGTCTTCAAATACCAGCGTTTCACCGTTTATCTTATCTTTTTTCGAGTAAAGATAACCGAACTCCGAATTCACCAGCTTGACCGCTTCACTGTATGCTTTTGTCTTTGGTGTAACCGCGTCAAACACAGTTAGAAAAGTTTCCTGTCCTTCTTCATAACTGGTAGATTGTGGCGCGATAGGAAGCGCGGCGACAAGGGTCGTGAGGGCTTCGTCTGCTCTCTTGTCTTCCTGGATTGCCGGGCTTACAAGCGGGGTTTTTGCTAAATAATCCATGTAGTCAATACAAGTGACGCGTACCTGTTTTCTGTTAAAATCCTCCGAGATAATATCAAGATCGTCAACGTACCCCCGAAACCTCACATAATCATCATCCTGGTAAACAACGAAAAGGCGAATGGGCGTGTTCTTATCCCAACCTGTAGTCGCGGAAGTGTGCCCCGGAATATATTTATCGTCAACGTTATTTAATAGAAAAACCAGCGATCCCCCGTCTGCAACAAGGTCAACCGCTGTATTATTCGTTATCCCCCAATTTGCAGCGATTGGCTCTCGTATAACATCAGATGTGATGTCAGTCCACGTTGCAACAAGATAAGCCTCTACGCGTAGGCTATCTGGGTATACAGCTGTCATAGCGTTTCCCGCAAGAAAGCGTCGCGCATTGATCTTGCAAGTCTCGCATAATCAATACGTTCTGCTTTTAGACTTTCTAAATCTTCGGAGGACATACCGTTACCCGTAGGTGTTGCAACACTCGCCGGGGCCAAACTAGGTCTCATTCTCAAAGCCATTTGTGACTCGTAGCTGGACATCGATCTCTGGAATTGGTTTACATATCCAACCGCTGAATATTCACCAATCTCGGCAAATACTTTAGAGGGTGATTGGATACCAAAGAAACCCTTGAATGCGTCAATCATGTTTGTGGCAAGAGTTTGTATCTGTGTCCTCCACCAATGATTAAGCGATAGTATACCTTTTACAAGCCCCCTTATTATGTCTGCACCTACCTCAAGCCAGTCCGTATCACGAACTAAATCAACAAGTCCGGTAACCATTTCCTCCAACTTGTCGTGAAGTCCCTGTTTCGCTGTTATGAATGCGGTCTTGATAAACTCCCAGGCCTTATCCCATGCTTCCCGTAACTTTTCCCCGAACGTTGTCCAATCGCCCTGAAATGCTGCACGGAACGCATCAAAAATAATCTCCACAAAAGCCATCGCTCTTTGGAAGGGTTCCTTGATATGCTTCTCAATAAACTCGGTGGCCCACTTCACGATCTTCTTAATGTTCTTCCAGTTGTTGCTCCATATCAAAGCCATGGCCGCAATGATTACGCCTATAGCGGCTATTGCCGCAATCAAGGGGACTGAGATAACGCCTATTACAGCTGTGACCGCGGGGATAATTACTCCAAATGCGGTTATAAGACCACCGATAATTGTGATTAGTGGGCCAACAACTGCGACAATACCAAGCACTATCAAGATCATACTTTGACCTTCGGGCGAAACGGCTGTAAATTTATCTATTAAATCACTAACAAACTGTATTATCTTAAGACCAATTGGCAATAACTGAGTGCCTAGCGTTTCAGCCGCGTTCGCGAATTGGGCTTTAGCTCTCTCTGTTTGTCCTGCAACCGTGTCTATTTCTGAGGCAAACTGCCCCTGTGTTTTTGCGGTTTGTTCATAGACAAGAGCCAGTGCCGCTTCAGCTTTCATGTTATCTGTAATCTTGTTAGTATTTCCAGCAAGAGCCTCTTCAAGTTTCTCGTTAGCCTCTGCTTCCTTTTGGACGGCTGTGCGGGCTTCAATGCTGCTTGATCCGAATTCCTCAGTAGCCGCAGCGGTTGCGCCCATTGCTTTTTCCACTGCGAGAGTTGCCCCGTTGATCTCTGTTAAATCCGCAGTTGTACCAACCAATTCCATTTGGAGGGCTTTTGCTTCAATCATAGCAGCGTTCATTTTTACACCGAAATTTTCAAGAGGGTTGAATTCACCTTTTAATCCAGACTGGATTGCACCAAGCGCATCGGATACCGGGCCGCCAAACGTTGCCGCCATATCCGCGGCCCGCTCTGTTAATCCAATTGTTTCTTCTGCTGCCCCGGATGCTGTAAATCCCAGGTTTTGTAAAAACGATCCTGTCACTGTTGAAAGCTCATTAAATTGTGTTTTTGACAATCCTACGGTCTGATCTGCTGTTTCTCCAAAAGCAAATATTTCTTTTGTGGCATCCCCAAATACAGACTCGACACCGCCCATAGCTTGTTCTGCGTCACTTGCCATTTTGCCAATTGCGATAGCCCCCCCGACAATAGGCGCAGTCAATCCAGCGGTCATCAAACCACCAGTCTTCATCATACTCCCGCCGATGTTCTGCATCTTGGCCCCTGTCGTATCGGCGACGCCCTGCATACCAGAGTCAAATCCCTCAGTATTCAGTCCCAATTTTACAAAGAGTGTGGCAATTGTACTCATTCTCTCAAATCCTCACCACCCATGGCGGTTGTCATAATTGAAGCAAGTCCTATCATTTCATCTATTGACTGTGTTTTCTTTCTCTCGAATTTTGGCATAAAGTCATCGTGGCTAAAAGCCTTTGAACCTTTCTTCCGGTTGACATTCGCAATGGTACTACTGGTGATACTATGCCCAAGAAGTTCAACGTCCGTTCCAAATGGCTCGATTTCGTAAAATAGCATCCATTGGGTCAACTCCTTACTTGAGATCCTGGACAATAATTCTGCAACCGTCATGCCACCAAGAGCAAGAGCTAGTCGGAAGCAGAACCTTCTAAAGGGTTTTCCTCAAGCTCCTCTGCCAACTCGTCAATATCATCTTCACCTATACCGGACAGTTTTTGAGCAACGTCAAACACCCGCTGCAGGGCAGTTGCTGACTTTTTCCCAAGTGCCTTGACGTCCGCTTCTGTAAATAGCCGCACACCTTCTTTATCACATAAAGTGAGTGCTGCAAGTTTGGCCCGGATATTACTCATGTTCACCGACGCGCTTTTTCCGCGCTGTTTGACGATGCTCATTTCAAACGAGTCTCGCTCAGTGCCTGTCAAACCCTTTACAAAAACATAGCCGTCAAACCATTCCGGGACATGCACTTCTTCAATCTCAATATCAACTGCTTTGAGGATATCCTCACGAGTTAAATACTTCTTTGTCATTTTTGCCTACTTTCTAGTTTAGGTATAACCAGATCAGACTAGCGTGACCACGCCCGAAGGTTTTATCGTAACACTCGCGGTCAATGCACCATCTACAGGAGCACTCGGTTCAAAAGCGGTAATGTACCCGCTGAATGTCCATTCAGTTGTTGCCGCATCTGGGAAGATCAACGTAAAAACAACCGCTGTTCTTGCAATGAAATCAGCAAGTAATCCACCAGAAGCGTTCTTGTGGGTAGCGTCAGCTGGATCGTACACGATATCCATCGTGAGATCGCCACTGCGTAGAATAGTTACAACGACTTCTTCCCAGGCACTTGTGCTGTCGTGGCTGGTAACATCTACCGTATCCAGAGACATACTCGGCCCGGTGATACTTGTTACTTGAGCGTAGGCTGTCCCGGTATTTGTCCCCTTGTAGAGTGCGGTTCCATAAGCATCGTATTTAGTAGCCATATCTTACTCCTTATTTATCGAAGCGTCGGAACGCCATCGACCTTGATTGTAACTGAAGCGGTTAGCGCACCATCAACCGGCTCAGATGGTTCAAATGCAGTTATCCACCCGTCAAAATTCCAGACGGTGCCTGCTGTGTCAGGGAACGTGATTGAGAAATTAGTGTATACCCTGTTCTTGTAACGATATGCCAACCCTGTAGTCGCGGTAGCATCTTGACTGTCATCTGCAGGGTCATATACAATATCCACTGATAAATCACCAGAGCGCAAAACGGTTGCGACCACCTCCTCAAATGCACTTGTGCTGTCATGAGTTGTTACGTCCACACTGTCAAGAGACATACTCGGTCCCGTAACGCCCGTGATTTGTGCGACAGTCGCTAATACAGCTCCTGCAGTGGTGTTCGCAGAAGTGGCGGCGTCCGTGATCCCACCGCTTGTATCATCTGCATAAGCCAGATTGAGGGTCCCATCATTGGCAATTGCTACTAACCTGGTGACAGTGACATAAGGGCCATTCGCCACAACTGAAAACAGATCCGTAATATCGCTATCGGTATTCATAGCTGTAGCGGCTTTTCTTGCAACGTCATCAGCCGAGTCCCCGTTTGCAACCGCGACAACCGTTGTAATTGCTGACCCTGTCATCCCGTTAGCTGTCAGGACGAAATCAGCGTTCCCGGCTGTAACGGTAGTAACTGCCACTGTAGCCGTTTCCACCTGGTTAGTGCCTGTCTTTAGTCCTGTTCCATAAGCATCAAAATTTGCCATAATTTTCTCCTATCCGTTTTGACTAATCAAGATATCCATTGACCGGCGAAACACCTGCCCTACTGGATCAAAGTCACCTCTAATATCTGTTATGAAACAAGACCCTGCAGTTATTGAACTGATTGCGCCCGTGTGTGCTGAAAGCTCGACTTCCAAAGCGGCTACGCCTGTATTCGTTTCTGATTTTATTGTACTGTATGTGTCGATTTGTATCAACGTCTTATCAGGTAAGGCCCCGTCCATAGCATACTCTGGCGACTCGGTAACGGTGCGAATAATGGCAAATGGATACGCCGTTGTAATGCTGGGGTCTATCCTGTCTACATAAATCCGTGTTGAATAGACAGCCAGAACGCCCGCTTGCGCCACTAAATAAGCTCTGAGATTACTTTCAACTTCTGCCATATTTCTCGACCAGCTTTCTTTTTATGGATGCGATTGCAACGTTTATGATCTGTTGTCTTTTTGTAAAAATGGAAGGTCTTACAAATGCCTGAATTGGATAATTGGGTTTCGATGGTACCCCGAACTCGATATACGGGGCGTAATCTGTCTCGGGCCCAATATGATCAATAACCTCTTTGCCGGTTGCTTTCTGAATATGCTGCCCGATACTGTTCTGGGTTGCGCTTGTATCCACCGGCACAAGCTCCCTTTGACGGTTTACAATTGACATAGCGACGGGCTTTTCAATATCAAGCATATCGCCCACGGTGAAGGCGCCAGCAGCTATAGCCATCTGTAATTGAGAATCGTCAAACTCAAAAGTCGGTTTCATATTTCAACCTTCTTCAAGGCGCAAACATACCCGAACACATCCCGGTCTTGAATGTCAATAATCTCAAAAGTTTGATCCACGTAGCTCGTCCCGTCAAAACGTCCTTTGAGCGTGATCCTGTTTCCCTTTACAGGAACAGGGGCACCGGTGTAGCGGATCTCTGCGCTCACTTCCGTAATGTCAGCAAAGTTCTTCCATACCTCAGGATTTGGTTTATCCGTAAAACTGCAATCAATCGCAGTGGTGACAGTTGTAACATTAGGCTGCCCGTAAGAGTCCAGGCTTGTAACCGTATCCTGCAGAACAGCAGCAGTATCACCAAAAAACATATCTTGCATTCGTTCTTTGAGGCGTGCTACAGAATTAGCGTTTGGTAGTCTGGTCATTTATACCGCCGATGATCCGTCATAATCACTATCTGCAACCGTTTGAAGGCTGTCAGCCCGCACTGGACTTCCTACAGAAGCACCAAGCACCGCGCCAGAAAGTGAGATATTGAACTCTTGCGCTTTCTTTTTTAGCAGGACTTCATACGCCTTTCTAGCATTATCATTTGATACTGACAACCAATCCAGGGTGAAATCAGGCTGCGATAGTTGGGAGATAATAAACGTGAGGCAGTACACAACCGCCCGGCCTATGGTCGTATATTTCGTTATCCAATACTGGATCGTTTCATCCTGCAGGAACGGGGCGTCTGTGTTCGTGTCCCCAATGTGAAATCTTACAAGTGAAACATCATCTGCAAGTGAAGTATCATAGGTGGCTGCCATTATTTATTCTCCTAAGAAGCCGTTATCGAGAACGTGCTGGATGCAGTATTATCGTTTCCAGATACGTCCTGACATTCGCCCGCGTCAACCTTCGCCGTCACTGCTCCCGCCCCTGTTGGTGACACATTTAAGACATATAAATTCTGCCCATAAATAATAAGCTCTGTAGCTGTCGCGTTTGTAAGGGTTACGCTTGAGCTACTAAAGCCATACACGCCCTCAGACCAGGTAAACGTAATAGGAATAGGGTCAGCGGCTGTAGGGCTGCTCTCCGTTGATGTGATAACAACGGTGGGCTTTCCTGTATCGCCGCTATCATCGCCTGTCATTGCTAGAAGAAACCTTCTACGTCTATCCATCCATCCATACCCCAATAGTCAAATGCAGGTCGGTCACGGCTGTGTAAGTCGGTGTTGAAGTACAAACCAGATAACCGAAGATATTACCCAGGTCAGTCTTGAAATCAATATCAACCGCATCAGCACCGCGCCCGCGAATTGCAATTCCGTTACTATTGATATCCTCATAATCGGCGGCTTCAAACAATATCTTGCCGATCATGTTTTTCAAGTCTGCAATAGTTGGGGCAAATGCAGCGGCATCAAGGATCGCGGTCGGGGAAGTGTCAAAAAGGTACAAGGTCAATTCTGCATCTTCCGCGTCATCATCCACGACACGCCCCCAGCGGATAATACCGGAGCCGCCAGAGTTTGATACATCGAAGGTAATCAGCCCGCCTATGACATCGTTTGCCGTGTACGCGGATGTTGTGATGGTTAGTGCTTTTTCAATTACTTCTTGCTTATTGATTCTCATATCATACTCCTATTCTCAAAAATGCAACGTGGTTCTTTTTGTCTACCATTTCACGCCCATATATCTTATTGGGAAATAACCCGTCTGTACAATTTATATTCACTTCAATACCGAGCCCGGCTGCCAACCCTGCCCAGAACGCGAAGCCTGGCCGCTGTGTTACATACTTGCTATCAATACCCATTTCAACGCCGTAGACGTCAATACTCTCGTACCTAAAAAATATCCCAAGAGCAAGGGCAAAGTCAATTGAAGATCCTAAATTCATAACCGGCTCGCCATGAACAAAAACGTTTCCTAGAAGATTGTACTCAATGGCATGTAGCGGGTATGGTTCGGCGTTTTTTATGTCTGGATGTGGGTCAAGCATGTAAACCGGCATCACTGTTTCTTGAAGCCATTCCCAATAACCTGTATCTTCCGGGTGATGCATGTATAAAATAGGCTTGTGGATCTCAATCAGCGCATCACAACGCAGCATCCATGGGGCGCGTCCATAGTGGCATATTCCCCAGATGTCGCATTCATGGTCATTATAGGGCGCATTGTCCCGTGTTAGCTTATGGGCCCCAACTATGACCAGCTTTTTGATATCGGTCATTATTCTCTCTTTTCTACCTTACCACCAGCGTCGTCTTTTCGCAAATGGCCGTTGATTACTTTTGTTCTTGAGATCGACATTCCATCAGCCTCATGGGGGGAGATTGTATCCCCCCATTACATTTTGTTAGCATGATTACTTGGAAGTCTTGGCCCTTGCGGGTTTTCTTCCGGGCTTTTTAGCAATCGGTTTAGGCGGGGTTTTCTCTTGAGGAGCCTTCATTTTTATTTCTTGCGGCTGTGGGAGTGCTTCAACAGGCTTTACGGCCTCCTTCACACAAATCACGCCTTGATCGAGCATTTCTTTTAAAGCTGCATCGTGAAAAAACTGTTCCCGTACCAGTTGCCCCGGTGAAAATTCCATTCCATTGCCATGCTGTTGATGTTTCAAATATATGTACATAAGCAATTCTTTCCGATTGAATAGAGGCGGGTTTCCCCGCCCCTTATAAATCTGATATTACGCCGTTGGGTTAGTTGCCAGACCAAATCCGGCGTTAGGTGCCGCTCCTGAACCGTGCAAACTCCCAACTGTATCACTCAACCCCGTATACCCAACAGACATACACATCGGGTCTATGAGAATATAGTGCGTTGTGCCAACCGTCACGCTGAACGCATCTGTTAATGCTGTTGATGCGTTGGTTGACATATTGTGGAAGATGCACCGCTTAAACGTGTGCGTACCTGCGCCTGTAACGTTCACCGCAAAATGTGCAGCAGTGTCAGAAAACGAGGCAATAGTGCAATCCCAATAGCTATCTTTTGAGCCGGTGATCAGCAGTTCGGCGTTTGCAGCTGCGCGGGTGACCGTGTCCAGCCCGATATAGCATCTGTTAAAATGGTTCTCTACACCGCTTACTGTAAGCGAGTATGATGCCGCCTTCGCCGCCGGTGTTGCGTGACCCATGCCTGAAATCATGCAGTTGATAAAAGCGTTTCGATGTCCGCTTACGACAACTGCGCCGCTAGCAACATCGGCATCGCTTCCGTTAAAAAATTGCATGTTCATACATATTGAGCCGTCACTCGACCATGTTATGACCGAAGTCACATCATTAGCCGCTGCTGCCACCAATCGACAACGCTGGCCAACACCTGGCAAGGGTGACGACAGTCCGATTAAATGGGTGTAATCATTCGCCCATGTGAGCGTTGCTGTTTCTGTATCAGCAGTTGCACCGCCGATAAAATAAACAACATCGTTATTGCCGCTTGTCGTCAAGTTGTACGCCGCCAACACAGAAGCTTTTGCGTGTGCGGGCGTAGTGCCGTCATTGCTGTCAGACCCGTTCGCCGGATCGACAAAGAACGCCTGTGAATCAGGGCCAAATGGAATCAATCCCGATCCAACCGGCATTCCTCCATATTGATATAATCCATCTGCAAATGTAGTCATGTATTCCTCCTCAAACCCTAACCATGGTATAATTACATAGTCTAGGGTCAATATAATTTGCCAGTAAAGCGCGCTGTTTGTGTGCGTTAGACCCTAGACAAGTCTGGCGAACCACACGAACGGCGCGCTTTATTGTCAGGAATAGGCTATGAAGAAAACATGCACAAAATGCGGTAAAACTTTTCCGGCGAATACTCAATATTTTCATAAGCATCATATCCAGTCGTCTGGACTTCACCCACGTTGTAAAACGTGTAGGAGCCAAGAACGAAAAGAACACCATGTGCTCAACGGTGAAAAGGCTCGTGAACAGATGCGTCAGTATTCCAAAGATCACAGCAGCAAAGCTGTTGAACGTGCTACTCAGTGGAAAATAGATAACCCACTCAAACATAAAGCTAATAGCAAGAAATACCGTCAAAATCATAAAGAGCAGGGCAGAGTCCACGTTACAAACAGACAAGCTAGACTTGCCAATGCGGAAGGCACACATACCGCAGAAGACATCAATATGCTTTATGAAAAGCAATGTGGTAAGTGCGCTTATTGCGGTGTTCCTGTTGGTTCCATTTACGATGTTGATCACGTTATTCCTATTTCTCGCGGGGGTTCAAATTATCCTGACAATCTCGCTATAGCCTGCCCCCTTTGTAATCGTAGCAAAGGAAGCAAGCTGTTAAGCGAGTGGATTGATTAGGTTACTTCATGTCCAAAAATGAACCTGAAATCATCCCAACCATAAGAAAAACGCATATATCCGCGATATTTCGCAACCAGGTTATAGTCACTTGATGGATCAACGGTAATACCTGGGCGAACGCGCCAGAACCAGAGCAGGTGCAAATTAGCCTGACGGCTGTCCACCATGAACCAGTTATTCGCATCGGTCAGATAGTCATCGACTACAACCTGCAAGCCCTGACTTGAGAGGAAGTTAGCGTCATTGTTCGCGCCGCCCGGTTTTGCAAGAGCGTTCACGATTTCAACCGCGGTGGCCTGTAACTCAATAGGAACATAGAGCACATTGTAGCGTGACGGTAGGGGCTTTCCCCTGTCATTATCCATGCGCCGCCCTGCTTCCAGGGTTTCGACTACTGCATCATAACTCAATGCCGAAGATCCGAGATTGTCGTGATACGTGGTAGCGTCATCTTCTCGGTTAGGGTGAACCGCGCTGCAAAGTGCAACGGCATCTGAACCGACTACGGTAGCATCAAAAGCGTTCACGAACACGCTGGACTGGTGGGTTGCGATGGTTGAGCCGAACGAGTTGCCAAGATTGGCGGCACGTCGGCGAATATTGCCCTTCTGGTCATCGTCCCACAATTTGCGTTCGATTGCGACGCCTTTGGCGTACTCTTTGTGAGTGAATGTTTTCTCATACAACTTGCCAAAGCTGTCGTATGGAATTGCCGCCGGGTCGCCTTCGGCGGTACTGGCATTATATTCGGGAACATCACCGAACTGGCCTATACCTTGAGAATACTCTACCGAAGAAGTAGAGGTATCCACGCCGTAGAACTGTGCAGCGGTTGAAGTGATCTCCTGCATTTGCTGGTACCATTCTTTTCGAACGATTGGTAGTACAAATCTGGGCCACTGATCGGAAATCATAGGTGTGGCAGTCATATTATTTCTCCTGATTTTATGTGAATAAACATGGTCTTAGTCAATTACGAATTGACGCAACCCATGTCAAACTCGGTGATTGTGCAATATACCGTGATACCGCTGTCTTCCGTTCGGTAAACTGAAAGACAGCCGTCCGTAGTATCTGCTGTATCAAATGAACCATCTGAGTTAAGGTCGCCTAGTTTACCGTTGAAACCTGAAAGGGTTGAGGCGTCAGCATCAGCCGTGCCTTTAATAACCATTCCAGGGGCGATCAATGCAACTTTGACCGGGTCGGCGGCTGTGGCCGCCGTAGAGATTACTTCTGCAGCAAGGCCAATCAATGTCGAAGCTGCATCCCCAGCGTTATCGACCTGTCCCGAGGACATGAAAACCAAAGTGCCGACTTTTGTTAAGAGGTCGGTAGTCGCTTCAAGTGTAACAACTTTTGGGACGCGATCACCCCAAAGGTCGCAGTGAAAACTCCATGTATATGCGGGGGCAGTCATCTTGTTAACTCCTTATTCTTTTTTGGAGGACTGCGAGAAGTCACCTTTCATTAGCGCGTCATACTCTGTTTCTGCCATGCCGAAGCTTGCGGCGGTATCCTTTTCTTCTTGTGTGAGTTTTGTGTTGATAGGTTTATTGCCACCCCGATTACCGCCTCCAATATCGCTGGCTGCAACCGGCTTCATGAGTAGTGTTTTGTTCTTCGCAATCCAAGCAAGTTTCTGACGTGTAGTTAATTCATCGGGAACAAGTCCTTGCATCTCTTCCGGAATGTCAGCCATTTGTGCTGCGAGTAAATCTTCTAAAACCTGCTTACTGGCATCAATTTCGTCAACAATTGGCTTGAGTGCGTCCAGTTGTTCCGCTCGTTTTTCTGCAAGTTCCTGCCATTTTTTATCTTCCACGAGTCGATCTTCTGACTCTTTTGCAACCTTGCGTTCGAGCGTTTTGAGTGCCTTCGCAGCTTCTTGGCGCTTGGCGATTTCCTGATCGAGGCGTGTTTTTGTTACCATGTAATCTTTTTCATCGCCTGGCTCAGTCGTATCGGGTTTTATCGTCTCCGCGGACGTGTCATCGCCTTTGTTAGCTTCCGGGTCTTCGTCTGTTCCTTTGTTAAGTTTCTCATCGTCAGTCATTTTTTTATCCTTTTCGAGTTTATCGTGCAACGACACGGGGGGATTTGAATTTTATTATACCTGATTTTGAATATAATTCAATCAGATTGTGTGTTTATATAATTATTTTGTCAATCTCATACCACCTTTCTGACGGTCTGTTTATGGCTTCGCAAACACATCCAGTGTCCTCATGCTGCCAATATCTTGTGGAATATTTCGATATATTATCTTCAATCACATCAAGAGAGTGTGGCATTTTCTCCCACCGTTCACCACCGTAATGATCTGTATAGGCTAACATTTCATAACCGATAACGCCAGTTTCTTTGCGGTATTGACGAATTACAAGTGGCGTGTGTCCCTTTTTATGTAATATGATTCTATCTGTCATTATCATCTTTTCTTAGCATGACAAAAAACGGCGGGGCACCTTCTGTGTCCGGTGTGATCTTAGCCATGTCCGCTTTGTCTTCTTCTACTGGATCAAAATCAAACGTAAGATATACAATATTCATAACCTTACTTTTTCCTCTCGATACCGAATTCAGCAAATAAATCATTCATTCTTGTTTTTGATTGCGCCTCAAACGCCGCTTTTTCTGCAACCTTTCTGGCCGCTTCTCTGTTCGCTTCTGCGAGCAATTCAGTATGCGCCTTTCTCCAAACGTCAGTAACTTCTTTTGATATCTTAGCTCCACCTATATCAATACGCGAGATTTCACAGGCTGTCTCCCTTACTGCATTTGTGAAGGTGTTATCTTCAAGTAATTGGGTTGTCCAGTTGTATTCTGCATATTTCGTAAAACCGTCCTCCTTCATAAAGTAAAATTCAAGTTCATCCAACGGTAAGCCCGTGTCTTTATATATCTCTTCTAAAACTTCTCTGGTTTGCTCCGCATTGAGATTTAGTAATGTTGGGTGTGTCATTTCGTGAGCCAGTATCCCCTCAATGGGTGCCCCGTCCTGAAATGCCGCATCGAATATATGGACGTCACCACTACGAATATCGAACGCCGCCCCTGCATTGTCTGGTAAATAGCCTAGACTGTCAGGTGGTAAATCGGAATACAAGACCTTGCCCACAAAATCTAATTCCTTTGCCATGTCAGAAGATATGTTTTCCACGTATGCTTGTCTCTCCACCGCTGGGATTGTTGAAATATTGCCACCTTCTGTTTTGTACAAGCTCACTGCGTCACTTGTTACCTGATTTCTTTTATAATACTGCTCTGCCCCATCACCAAGAACGCCTTTCAGTGATCCTTCTGTCACCTGCCTTCCGAAAACATCATCATCAACCTCTGTCACGAATTTGTTTAGCGGAGTTCCGTCTTGGTAGGCTCTGAGTTTAGCAGGGGTTTTCTGCATGGATAGCTGCGCAGCCTGGCGTTCTGGTGGAAGTGAAGCAAACCAATCCTCTCCATTTTGGAACTTTGTGAACTGCCGATTACCAGGTGTGCTATCGGCCTGCATGGTATCTGGAAAATCGGGGCCGCCTTCGACGCGCAGCCAAGAACTGCACCTACCTCTGTAATGATCCGAGATTGGTTCACCGACTGGTACCTCTGTGGCGTGGAGGCTCACGCAGGCCAAACACGTTTTATCGTCCAGCTTGGCAATCCTGATTTTTCCGCGAATGTACCCGCCGTTTATCTTTTCTTGCGCCGCCGACACGTCCCTGTAAGACGTTAGCTGTAAAGTACGTGTGAGGTTTTCTGCAGACGAGAGCGGTATATTCTGGGCTATCTTACGCATTTGAGCCGCTGTAGCTGTTGGACCCGCCCCGTTCCTGATCCCGCCAATAATCGTCTTTTCTGTCATATCAGCGTAGCCGTCGCCCCAGCCGTTGAGCCTGTTTTTCCAAGCGTCTGATTGAACATAACCTGCCGCTTGCATTGCCGCATCAGGAGAAATCTTCTTCCAGGGAATACCTGCTGCACTCACTGAGTCATTGACATACTTTGCAGCAGCCGGTGAAAACACGTCCCCACCTGATTGAACCACCTTCCCAGATAAACCACCGAATACCTTCATAGTAACCGCTTGTATCGCGATCGGGATCACTGAGGCTTGTATAATATCGGCATTGGAAGCAATCAGCCCTTGAGTGGTTTGCATCGTGCCCCCGTAGGTTTTTAGCGTCTGCTCTAGTTGGGGGTTGTTTACAGCCATCATTTCATCGGCTTCTTCCAACCTGGCGGCTTCTTCGTCCAGAGCAGCAAGTGATAGCTGCATCTCGCCACTCGGCGCGTTTGAGACACGCTCTACCATTCTTAGCATGTCCCCGGCGGTTGTGAGGTACGCCTTGTCAAGCTCTTGATCTGTAGCCGCTTTTAGTGATATGCGTTTAGTGGTTTTGGGGAGCATTTATGCGCCTATCCCCGCTCCCGCGGCTGTGAACGTCTCGAAAGTGAACGCTTGCTCCTGCGCGGCTTTAGTGCTTTGTTCCTCAATGTCGGTTTCCTTCATCATCAGTAAACCGCCTATATTCTGCCTGTAAAAATCATCCGTGAACAGACCCGGCATATTCTTTCGCATCTCTGTAAACATGTTTATACGCTCAGTGACGTTTAATATCTCGGGTGATTTCCAGTTTATCTCTACAGAGGTGAATTTCGGGGGTGCCGCGTGGTTTACAAATGTCCCTTGTATAAGAGCCGTGAGGAACACAAGCTCACTCCATGCGTCCGTATTCTCCTGCTGGAACCGGAGCACCTTGCCAATAAGCCCGATTTCCAACTGCTTCAATGCGTCCCCAGAAACGACCCCTTGTGTTGTGACCCCATAAATCGGCGTCTGTGTGGTCTGTGAAATCTCCTGCACCAACTTCTCGATCTGTGAGATGTACTGGCTCATGTCCGTTGTGCCAAGCTCTCCAACCCGTATTGCCTTCAATAATTCAACTTGATCCGGGGATGGGTCTGTAATGACCGTACCGCTAGAGTCCTTGAGTACAAGGTTTATTATCGATCCAGGCACAATCGCCTTACCTTCAACTTCCGCACCGACCACGTAATGTATTTTGAAGGCTGAAAGTTCAGCTGCCATGAGCATCGAGTGTAGTGTGCGGTTCAGGATATTTTGCAGTGGGATTGCTGGACGTAATTCTGACAGCCCGTAGGGGATGTAATTGTCCTGTCGGTTCGCAAAATGAACCATGGGTATTTTACCGACTTTGCTCCAATCAACTGTATTGTTTCCGTCCGGCGCCTGTTCCTCAGGCATAAGTGTTACGTCCTGCCCGCCCACATCACCCAACCAATAAGTAATTTGATCCGGCTGGTAGACAATTATCTTGATGTACGTTTCAGACGTGTTTGCGGTATCGTCATCGTTGCGCTGGTAATCAGCTTCGCTCCATAGCTTGCAGGCCCAAACCGGCATATCATCCTGACCGAACAAAGCAAAAACGCCCGTGAACCCGTCATAATCGGGCTCGGCTGTCCATTTGAGGGTTACAGGGTCAACCATAATATAAGCGTCCCCGTCCCTGACCGCTGCTCTACCTATGGTGGACTGCAGCTTGTCAAAGTCGCTATTTTCCTTTATACCGTCAAGCCATTCTGTACCCGGCTCTGTGTCAGTGAGCATCTTATCAATACGCAACCTGCCAGCCATTTTGTCAACCACGATGGAGCAGTAGTTATCACATAACTCATTCAGTGCCGCGTCATCAGGCGTGAGCCGTAGCATCTTCCTTATCTCGTCAGTCATGTTGGCTTTATGATCGCCCCGTTCGTATTCCCGGAACGTGCTTGTTCTGGCGCCTTTCCTTATGATGTACTCCTGCAGGGTGTTTTCAGCGTCCACCTGCAAAGCGAGCTCTTTGTCCGTCTTTTGTAAGGCAGATATAATCAATTGTGAATTATCGGTCACGTCTGGCATTTTTCTACTCCTTTAATATCTAATTTCAGGACGCTTGATCTCGCCCCTGCCCGCCCAATTGTCTACGCCCACACCAACGGAACCAAGAGAAAACGCCCTGCTGATCTTGTCAACATACGCGACGAGGTAGCGGAGGCTATCCATTCCATCATCCAACTCTTTCACCGGCTTCTCGTTATTTCCCCACCGATAACCGGAGATTTCTTCTTGTGTGCAAGTTGGGCGTTTTGCTCGTTCTAATTTCATATCTGCCTGCATAAGTGCGTTTCTCATAATGAATAATCGCTTATCTCGCAATCTTGCCTTTACAGCTTGTATCCCAGGTATTACTCCCTTGTATGCTGGTTTAGTCTTTATCTTGAGATGCTTTTCCAATGTCGCCCTGTCTTCCGCGTCGTGGTCTGTGATGTAGGCTTCAATAGGCAGCCCTGCTGTCATTCGCTTTATCTCTTTTGCATGGTCTTCGACTAATCGTCCTGTTTGGAATATTTCCCGGTACAAATATATTATATCATTTTGATCAATGTACCACAACGTAGCCACGAACGGATGGATATACCCGAAGTCAATTGACACAATATATCTACCCACGCCCTCCACATCAAAGTGGTCTACCAGGTGGATAGCCGGGTCGTATTCTGTATAAATCGCCCCTTCGGCCTGTACCCATAGCCCGAGACAAAGACGGTCATAAAATACGCCCGTGAGCCCTTCCAGCGTTTCGAGGTAGTCTTCTGGGTTGTATATATTATCCTTCGCGCTGGAATAATATGTGGCTGCCTGCTTATCGTCAATCAGCATCTTTTTTATAAAGTGGTCTGGCCTGTCCGGGTTAGTTGTATAAATGATTTGCCGCCAGCCTGCAGCATTGCCACGCATTCTAGCCTGTACCTCGTTATGATCAGCCTCTATGAGTTTGTTGGCTTCTTCAAACCATGCAATATCAACTGACCCATCCTGCCCAATAGAACGCAAGTTCTCCCGCTGCTGTTCATCGCGTAATCCCACCACCCATAATTGAGAGCCGTTGTCGTAATCAAAAAGACCGCTTACGGCCCTGTATTGACCCCACTCAGTTTTCCCCTGAATAGTCCTTCGCATAAATGGGACTATTGATTTGTTAGCTGATGTCTTATCCTTACGTCCTATAATGCCAGTGGCCCCAGGATACTTTAGCATAAAGGCGTGAACCTTCTCTGCAGCTACTCGGCTTTTCCCACCGCCTGCAGACCCCGTAAGAAGTAGGACTTTTGATTTATCCCTCCACGGTTTCGTCTGCCACGGTAGAGGCTGAAATTGCGCGTTCTTCGGTCTGCCCGTCCTCAAGTTCTCCATCGATCTGGTTATTGTCATAAATTTCCTTATCCCAATCATCCGGGGATACGGTCTCATAAGCCTTCAAAAGTAACTTACCGCTCACCTCAACCGCGTCCGGCACCTTACCAAACGCGATCTCTATGAACGTTTTCTGCAATCGGGGGTCCTTACTCGCCGCCCACTGGCGCATAACCATTTCTGCGACCGTAGCTTTCTTACCGTTGATAACGACAGTCTTCCCGCCTGCCTGAGCTTCCTCATGCGCTATCTGTTGCGCCAACTTACGGAGCGCGTCAAAAGACTTTGGTCGCCCGTTGCGATTTATGCGCGGGTCGCCCTTCTTGAAAGACGTATTATTAGCTGCCATTGCCTGTATTCGCCAGTATTACAGGGCTAAAAATCAAAATCATTCGCATTATCTTTGTCCTCTGTCACAATAGCCGTAAAATCTCCATGTAAATAAATACCATTCCTTTGACATTCAGCGAACATCGCCATTTGTGGGATCATGTGTTCTGGCATCTCAAGAATAACCCTGATAGCTTTACTTGCCATCGTTTGAACCCTGATAACCTCAAGATCGGCAGAGATAACGGATTTCTTAGATTTCATAACACCACTTCTGCAATAATTCCTCTCTCAGTCTGCAAGGTAATAGCCATTTTTACAAGTCTCCAAAATTCATTGTATCGGATAATACCATTTATATCAAGTTGTTTATGATCCCTTAAAACGAAAGATCACCGGAGCGGGTGACCTTCCTTTTTCACCAGACATAGGAGCTTCGGCAGTAGATGGCTGCCTCTTGCTCCGGGACATTCCGCTTATTAGGCCGAGTGTGCCGTATAGGTATTATCTCATATATCGTCATAAAAGTCAACGTGTTCTTACCAGGCACTCATTCAAGACTTCCTCGATCTCGTTTACGGCTTCATCAATGCGCCGCTGGTCTTTCTCCGTCAGTAGGTTCGGGGTTCGTATCGCCAAAGCCTTTTTTATTCCGTGCGTCTTGTGTATAACGCCCTCAAGGAATAATTTTAGGTCGTGCACCTGGGTATCATCGGGGGCTTGCTTCTGGTCCCCGGATATCTGCTCGTCCTGCATATCCTGATACGTTGTGATGTTTGTGGCTATGTAAGCCTCCAGCGCGTCAACCGTGGCGGGCCTGCCTGCAAGCTCCCCGATTTCCACACACCACTCAAGAGCCATTTGCCAGCGGGGGCCTGCAGACCTAGCCTTTTTGAAATGTGCAAATGACAACACCGCGTAGACTTCCCGCATCTCCAACACGTAGAATTTACTCAGCATTGCATACTCGCGTACCGTCCTACTCGACTTGCCTACAAAGCAGCCCACCGCTGAATAAATCTCCATTGTTGGGATCATGTTCTTTTGCTCGTCTGCATACTTCTTTATCTGCCAGCAAATATCTCCGACTGTCCAGCAATGGGCAGTATCTTGATCACGGATTGCTATCAGTATTTCTTGTATCTCTTGTGGGATAATTTGATTGTAGTTTGGTTGGTTCATTTTTACTCCTTATGTCCATTGTGTGCAAAATATGCATCGCGTTCGGTTGGGTCATCATTATATTTAACTATTGCACATAAAACACCGGCAATAACCGACCACCTCGGTTTTGTAACTAATACCCCGTGCCCGTGAATGTTGTGGTTTACATGTTTTCCAATATCATCACCCTCTACTGCGCCTTCTAACCAAAACCATTTTGGTAAAACAATGACATCATTGATTTTGTGTCTGTCAAATACGTCGCCACCTTCTGCATAAAATGTACGCCTGCCCCGCTGTTCCCATAATAATCTATAATCGTCCAGCATCATCGCGCCTTTTTCAAGATTACACGCGCCGCAAGCTAATACAATATTGCGATGATCGTCTGTGCCACCCCTGCGTTTTGGTATAACGTGGTCTACATGAATATTTAATGTATTCAAATAATCACCACAATACCAACATCTACCATCTGATTTTCTATATATTTCTACCAGAGCATATCCTGTAACATTGTTTATTGGCATTTCACGTCATCAATCCTAATTCTATCAGCGCATCCTCGACGCTGTACACTATCGATACATAGCCGTCATAAACTGTATGAAATGCTCCTTCGTCCGGCGTCAGCTTGCAGCCTGGCATTTTGATTTCCATCAGGTAAACGCGCCCGCCGTGACAGACAACAATGTCTACGAAACCATCGCCCAGCCTGGACGTGTCGATTACCTTGATACCCATACGACGCAGCCCATCCCGGATCTCGGCGTGGTTGCGGTCAGTCCTGGCGGCGCGTCTCATACGAAACAATATCCTGAGTCGCACAAGTCAAACTCCATCTGCCCGTGGTCTTGCGGGGTTGAGAGGTCACATTCAGGAAGTGGTTTTATCTGGTCGCATATGAACAAATCATAAGGTGGGCGTGCTTTCCGTACTTCCGCATCCACCTCAACCGCACGCCGCCAATCCTTCTTTGAATTATTCCTCAATTCGCGCCATTCACTTTTTCGTTGGTAAGGGCAAAACATACAGGAAGAGCGTGCAGGTATTGGTAATCCTGCATCCTTGATATACCGCTTACAATCATGTCTATTCATGTGTTTATCTATCAGCGGGTATTCATTAGTTATATACTTCACATCACTATCACGCATCCGCTGATATTCATCCATGCTTATACCCAACAATTGTTTCACAATCCCCGGCGTCTTTTTAAATCCATGAGCCTTTAGTTCTGCTGAAATAGCTCTGCGCATTGGAGCTATTTTCCAATTATTTGTACAGTTTCTAGATAATTGTCCTTTGCCTGAATTTGTAAACATGAAACAGGGTAACCCTGTTCTTGTCTTGCCGTTTGGCATTATTTCAACAGGTAGATTATCACCGGTAACGGTCAATACCTTCACCCCTCTATCTTCCAGCCACGGCGTAAACATCTTGGCATACTCATAAGTTGCTGTCCGTTCGTGTGTCGTATCTGCGTGTATCGCAAAGTCAACCGGTTCGATGTCGCCGAGTGCCGCCATGACTGCGAGTGCCGTTGATTGTGTTCCCCAGCCTAGACTAATTATTCTCATCACTCACCGTCCTTCACTCCTAACATCTCTAATTCAATCCGCAACCGCTCCGCGCATATCCCGCTCACGCTCGCTAACTCGTCATCCGTAAGCGTCAGCCTGCCATGTGCTGCGAACATCACTCCACCGCACAATCCCGCGAACTTGCTGGCTGCTATCGCGATGGAACACTTATCCTCAATATTCACCGCGCCGAAAATGGACTGCT